ACTCATCGACAAAATTAACCTTAAAACAAAATTACAGCATCTAATTGATGTACCATTTTCTAAAGAAGAAAAAGTCTTTTTAGACAGAGCTTTAACCACAGAAACTTTTTCAGAGGTAATAGACTTAGTTAGAGACATCTACAAATGGACTAAAGAGAATCAAGAGGAACTCCTATCTCCTCCTCCACAAGTAGAAAAGGGAGAGAAGAAAGAAGAGGAGTCTAATTCAGAAGAGATTCCACAAATGGGTCATGACGATCAGATTCCAGAAGAGAAAGAAGAAGAGGAAACTCAAGAGAATCCATTTGAGGTTGATGAATCTAAAGAAGAATCAAAAGATCCAGCTCAATTGGAACAAGAAATGGAATCTAATAAAGAAGAATCTCTAAAAGAAGAAGACTATGAAAGATCTGAAACCGATGATAATTTTAGGGATTCAGAAAGATCACTAATAGAAGAAGATAAAAATGGGGATCAACAAATGATCGCAAGAGGTTTTTCTAAAAGTGTAGCTAAGGAATTAACGATTCCTTTTTCTCAGATTAAAAAAGAAAGAGATCGATCCATAGAAAAAAACGGAAGAAGGGATTGGTATGAATCTAATAGAGATGGATTCAAATCTTATATGAAAGAGTCAAAGAGCTCTGTTTACTATGCTGTAAAAGAATTCGAACAAAGAAAAGCTGCTTTTAGATGGACTAGATCACAAACAGCAAAAACAGGATCTATCGATGTTAATAAGCTTTGGTCATATAAAACAAACGAAGATATCTTTAATAGGGTAACAAGACTTGCAGATGCTAAAAACCACGGAATGATTATGCTTATTGACTACTCTGGTTCAATGTCAGATGTCATGGGTGGAGTATTAGATCAAACCATAATGCTTTCCTTATTCTGTAAAACAGTTAATATCCCATTTGAAGTTTATGCTTTTACAAGTGAATGGGATCCTAAATCATCACCGAGAGGACTTAAAGATGGGGATTTACATCATGGAAATCTAAATCTAGTACAAATTGTTTCAAGCAAATTAAGTAAATCAGATTTTAATGAAGCACTTTATCATATGTACATAAGAAAAGAACTATACAAATCCAAAGACTATGAATCAAGATGGATGGAAATGGACATTATTGGTAAATCAGAAGAATATGGTTCAACTCCTTTAAATGAGGCTTTGATTGTTACTGATTATTTAATCAAAGACTTCAAGCTTCAAAACAGAGTTGATAAAATGAATCTAGTTATTATTAGTGATGGGGATTCAAATCGTTCTCATATGTATCAGGATTATGACTTAAAAATAGAAAGATCCAGCTACAACAAATATGGTAAAGCAACTTTATTAATGAATGGTCACAGGCTAGAACTTGAAGGATTTGGAAGAAGTGCTACTCAGAATATTCTTTCACATCTTTCTAAAAAGTATAATATGACTAATATAGGATTCTTTATTGCAGAAAAGAATTGGCATTTTAAAAGCAAATTAGAATCTGCATTTTCACAAAAAAATCCACAAGTAACAAGCTGGGATGAAGAGCAAGAGTATATGAAAGAATGCTCAAAAGAATATGTTAGAAATAAATGTGTATCAATTGATGGTGTATTTGGATATAACGAGTACTATCTTCTTAAGAAAGACAAAAAAATGGATACAGAATCAGATGAATTTAAAGCTCAAGAAGATGCTACTAAAGGTCAGCTAACTACAGCATTCAAAAGATATTCAAAATCAAAATCATTGAATAAAGTATTATTAACAAAATTTGGAAGAAGCGTTGCGTAACAATTTCGTGACAATTTACAATAGGGGGTTTACTTATCCCCCGATCGACGGTATAATATAACCATCTATTTAATTATGAAAGGAGTGAAAAAATGGACTATACAATCTCGACTAAGCTAATTGTCCAGGAACTACAAAGAAGGTTTCCTGACAAAAGTCAATTTAGAACTAAAGAAATCGTAGAAACTGCGAAATCTTTAGGTTATGGAAGTGGATCTTATCGACCACTTACCGAATCAAATCTAAGGGTTAAAATTGGAACCTATGATTTATCTGGTATTATTGAAACCACAGATATTCCCCAAAACGGAACCACAAAGGAAAATTCAAAAATGCAATCTATTGTAAATGAAGATAAGACATTTGCCACCACTGATCCAACATTCGTTCCATGGGGATCTTTCCATGACATTGTTAAGATTATTAAATCTGAAATGTTCTATCCTGTTTACGTTTCTGGTTTATCTGGAAATGGTAAAACCTTTATGGTAGAACAAGCAGCAGCTAAACTCGGAAGAGAATTCATCAGAGTCCAAATCAATCCTGAAACAGATGAGGATGATTTACTTGGTGGATTCAGACTTATTAATGGAGAAACAGTTTTCTCTAAAGGTCCAGTTTTAAAAGCTATGGAAAATGGTGCAATTCTTTTATTAGATGAAATCGATAGGGCCACAAACAAGATCATGAGTTTACAAGGTATATTAGAAGGTAAACCAGTACTTGTTAAAAAGACTGGTGAAGTTGTACAAGCTGCAAAAGGATTCAATGTTATTGCAACAGCAAACACAAAAGGTAAAGGTTCTGAAGATGGAAGATTTACAGCAGCTTCAATCATTGACGAAGCGTTCTTAGAAAGATTTACAATTTCAATAGATCAAAAGTTTCCAAGCTTAGCTATTGAAAAGAAAATAGTTATGAAACACATGAGCAAATATGTTTCAAATGATTCTGCTACAGAAGATTTTGCTGATAAGTTAGTAACTTGGGCAGATATTATACGTAAAACATTTTATGATGATGGTGTAGATGAAGTTATTTCTACTAGAAGACTTTGCCACATTGTCCAAACATATTCAATCTTCTCGGATAAATCTAAAGCAATTGATCTTTGTATCTCAAGATTCGATGAAGATACAAAAGCCGCTTTCCTAGATTTATACTCTAAAGTAGATTCTGGGGAAGAGGTAAACTTTAATAATGGGGTTAGTGATGATGAGATTCATGAAGAATTCGAAGACGACGAATAATAATAGTCTATTTAAGTTCAACGAGGATAAACTCCTCGAGGAACTTTTAACTTATATTAAGGACACCTATGGTGGACACTACTCAAAAAATAAATTCCAATCAACGGAATTTATTATTGACTGTGGACATGGTATGGGATTTGCCTTAGGAAATGTACTAAAGTACGCACAAAGGTATGGCAAAAAAGAAGGATTCAATAGAGCTGATCTAATGAAAATCATTCACTATGCTGTTATTGCCTTACACGTACATGATTTAAATAATGGAGAAAAATAATGCAACTATCAAGTGATACAATATCAGTACTACAAAACTTTGCCTCGATCAACCCAAACGTTGTTCTAAAGCCAGGGCAAGAAATTAAAACCATATCTGAAGCTAAAAATATATTAGCAGAAGCAGATATCATCGAGGACTTCCCACAAGAGATTGGAATATATGATCTCTTTGAATTCTTATCTGTTCATAACTTAGTGGAATCACCCCACCTAGAATTTGAATCAAATGCAATAGTGATTCAAAGCACAGGAGGTGGATGTAAACTACCAAACAAACAAACTGTTAAATACTATTCAGCTGAACCAAGTATCTTAACAACAACAGACAAAAATATCGATATGCCAGATCCAGAGGTAACTATGAACTTAACATCAGATGTTATTTCTAGGATTAAAAAAGCAGCATCTGTCTTAGGTCATACCGATATTTCTATTAATGGAAATCCAAAAGGAATTTCTATTAAGGTATTTGACCCAAAAGACAGTAGCTCAAATACTTACGACTTCGAACTTGGTGAAAACCCAGGGGGTAATACATTTTCTTTCGTCATAAACATTTCAAATCTGAAATTAATTGACGGAGATTATGATGTGTTTATATCTGCAAAGGGAAATGTCTTCGTGTCTAAGTGGGTAAACACCACTATTCCGGTTAGATATTTTATCGCTTTAGAACAAAGCTCAACCTTTAATGTATAAATACTACAAAGAAAGTGGAAGTGCCTTTCAGGGCTTTTACAATTTGTTAACTATGCATAGGAGAAAATTATGACAGAAGAAGTGAATACCACTGAAACTGAAGTAAGCACAGAAGAACAGCAAGTTCAACTGTCTCTCAAAGACATCGCAACA